CGTCAACGACCCGACCTGCGTCGCGACGTAGGTGCCGATGTCGTCGAGCGTTGCCATCAGCCGGTCCCCCGGGCGCGCACCACGTTGAAGTGGCGTCGGATGCGTTCCACAAGTTTCGTCGGATACTGCGACGTTTCAGCGAGGAACGGGAACTCCAAATATTTCGGGGAGCCGCCCTCGGTGCCGGGCGCGGTAGGACCGGCACCTCCACGAGCACGACTCGGATGCGAGAGTTCGAGTTTCTCGTGCTGATAGAGCGCGTACGGCGTGCCGTATCTGATCTCGATCTCGGGCTTCGTCGTCGTGAGCCCGGTCCTCTGGTAGTTCATCGACGCCCTCAGATCGCCGGTGTCGATCGGCACGAGCATCTGAGAGGCATCACCGATCGCGTTCGCCGCGTCATTCAGCGCGGCACCGATCGCGACCGTCATCTCGCGGGCGTTCGCTTCGATCGCTTCAGCGAGTTCGCGAAGGCCGAGCACGTTGACGTCTATCCCGCCGCGCTTCGCCATCAGCCATCCCCCAGCGACACGACGACGAACTGCTTGCCGTGCTCATCCCACCGTTCGTCGATCTCGACGATCGGACGGATCGATCCGTCAGGGAACTCGATCTCGTCGTCCTTCGACACCGACAGCGTCGACGACGGGATGTACGCCTTGTACTCGATGACCTTCTCATCGCGTTCGAGATCGGCGTTCGTGCGCGTCACCTTCTCGATGTAGGCGGCGTACGAGGTAGCCGAACCCGAGTACTGAGGCTCGCCGTAGTTGTTCAGCGACGACAAGACACGGATGTTCACCGCCCGCGTCGTGAGCGGTTTCAGCGCCGTCAGGAACGCCGTCGACGCAGGCATGATCAGTCGGCTCCCGGACCGAAGTATTGGACGCCGCGAATCGTCTGCGACCTACCGCCGTCACGCACGTTCTCAAACTGGCCGGACGAGAACCATGTACGGAAGATGTCGGAGTTCTCCTCGTCGATCTCCTTGTCCGAGATAGTGATGCCGCCCGCGTACGGGATCGGAACACCGCCCTCACGCCCGGACAACGCCTTCAGGGATGCGGCCTGCTCGCGGTACGCCTTCGCCCGCTGACTCATCGACACCGACAGGTCACCGATCTGCTTGTCCGCCTCACGCGCGAGTTTCGACGCGACCGTCAGACAGCACCGATACGCGGCGTCATACAGCGCGGTCGTGCCAGTAGACGTCCCCGATGCTTCAGTGTTGACCCATGCGATCTCCTCGTCGGACAACAGTTGGTCGGTGGTGTCGGTGTCGCCGATCAGGAACCGGATTGCGTCACGAGCGTTCGCTGACGGGTCACCGCCGTAAGTCCATGCCATCAGTCAACCTCAGCGGTAGAAGATCGAACCCTCAGGCGTCCCAGCGGTGACGTCAACGTAGATACCGCCGGAACACTTGATGCCGCCCGGACCGAACCAGAAGATTTCGTGTCCGCCGTTCGCCGGTACCGCTGAAGCGATAAGCGGCCCGGTGTTGTCCGTCCCGGCGTGGATGTGAACGTGAACGGTTCCGGAGTCGTCGTCGTTGACATCGAGACCGAGGAACACGCAGGAGCCAGTAACCGCCTGCTGGTCCGATCCGGTGAGCGCGACGATCTCGGCGGGTCCCTCATTACTGCGTTGTGCCATGTTTCATGTCTCCCGTGAAAGTGAAACGGTCGGGACCGGGACCGTGATCCCAGTCCCGACCGTTCCAGTCGGATGTATCCGAGTTGTGATCAGGTCAAGTCGACCCAGAGGTACTTGAACGTGACCTCGCCCTCATTGATCGGAGAGGCGGTCGCGTTCACGACGTACACCGTGACGGTGTTCGCTCCGGTGACAGCGGCACCAGCGAACCCGAGTCCGGTGGTGAGCGCGGGCGGGTTCACGACAACGATGTCGCCTGCCGCCGCGCCGGTCACGGTGATCGTTCCCGACCCGGTCTCCCCTGCGGCGACGGAATCGAGGTCGATCGCTCCGGTGCCGTAGGAGATTCCCTTCACCTCGCTGGTCGCGTCGATCTGGACGCCACCGAGAAGCGCGGTGCCTCGGGTCAAACGGTTGTCAGCCATGTCGGTCCCCTTTCAGGATCAGGCGACGGCGTTGCTGAAGAAGTAGCCGAGCGGCGAACCGACGACCTTGAAGTCCCACGCGGACTCGATCTCCAGACGGTCCGAACGGAGGTGATCCATCCGGAAGCGGCTGACCGCGGTGCTGGTGCCGAGACCGCCACCGACGCCGGTCCACACGAAGTTGTAGCCAGCGGAAGCGGTCATGAGACCGGCCTGCGGAGCGACGTAGCAGAGGAGCGCGTCCTTGTCGCCGATCTGCGCGTACGACGCGGTCGCACCCTCAGCGGCGGAGTTGTAGACGCCCTTCATCACGAGGACACGGTCGACTTCGAGCAAGCGAGCCATCAACTCCGGCCCGATGCTGTCGGCGCTCGTGTACTTGAAGCGGTCGACGAAGTCGGCGTGGTTCTTCAGGATGCTGTAGGTGTTGTACGACAGCACGAGGGTGTTGGCGAGGTAGCCGGTGTCGGAGAGAATCGTGTTCTTTCCGGTCTCGATGTCGCCGATCGGGTCCGACCCGGAAGCCGACCACAAGGTCGACGGGGTGGAGTCGGTGTCCCACACGCCGGTCGTGAAGAAGTTCGACGCCCAGTCGCGCTCCTGACGGATCATCATCTGGTGCGTGAGGAACCGGGTGGCGTCCATGTCGGGATCGAGCGGGGCGTCGCTGTTCGCGCGAACCTGATCGCCGATGTCCTTGTGGAGCGCCCACACCGCCGACGAGTACGTCGCGGTGGAGAGGCCGTAGCCGGAACCGGCGGACTCGGTGCCGTCGGCGCGGGTCTTGGCCTGATCGCGATAGAAGTCAGCCTGCGTGTAGGTGAAGTACTTGTCTGACTGCTTCTGGACGTTGACGGTGGGGAACACTCGCGAAGCGACGAACGAGTCCATCTCGTTCATGTACGCGATGCTCATGTTCGTCAGGATCGCGTCAACATGGACCTGACTCTGAGTGGGCTGGGGCATTGTTCTGTCCTCTTTCTTTGGTCAGGCTCAGGCGGCGCGGCCAGCGGTCGCGTTGATAAAGGCTTCGACGGTCTCCCCGGCGGACGCCGCGTTGACCGCGATGCCCATCGTGTAGACGGTCGTCTCGGAACCGACGGTGAGAGGCTGAGCCTGCCCGTCAGCGGAGGTCCCGATGACGTTGCCAGCGGCGAGCGTGGCGTCGGCCACAACCTTAGAGATTCCGAACAGGCACACCGAGGCGGCCTGCCCGGACGTCGGGTTGTTCTGGAGGACGCCGATCGGGACGTCGGTGACGGCGGCGCACACCGTGACGGTGTTGTTGCCCGACATCTTGACAAAGTGGTACTGCTTGGCCGACAGGTCCGCCGAAGCGGTGAACTGGCCGACCTTGATCTGTGCGGCTTCGTAGGCCATGACTCAGAGTCCCTTCTCGATGAGGTAGGTGTTGTAGAGGTCCTTGTCGCGGGTTGCGACGAGGCTGACAGCCTTCGCGAACGACGGAGCCTCGCCAGCGGCGACGAGGTCGTTAGCGAGCGACTCGATCTTGCCCCACGCATCGTGGGTCTCGTCGGCGGCGTCGGTGCCGACTTCCTTCAGCACACCGGCCTCGGCGAGCGCACGGGCGGAAGCCTTGAGGACCGACTCGATCTTCTCAGCGGCCTCGGGAGCGTTCTTGCGGAGGTCGACGAGCAGAGCGCCGAACTCATTGACGTCCACCTCGGGCAGGATCGCGAACTCGCCAGCGGTCTCAACCGCCTTCGCGAGATCGGCCTCAGCCTCGATGCGCTCCTTCTCGGCGCGCATAGCGGACAACTCCTTGCGGAGGTCGGTCAGTTCCTTGCGGAGTTCGGCGTCCGGGCCAGCGACCGAAGCGGCGACCGGAGTCGGCTCCTCGGCGACGGTCTCCTCGACGACGGTCTCCTCGGTCACATCGAGTTCCATCTCGGGATTCTCTCCTTCGTCAGTTTCGGCGTCGCTGTCAGCGGCGCTCTTGATGACCAGCCACCCCTCGTGGAGGTGCGCCGGATGATCGACACCGGAGGTCTCCCGGATGTCCAACTCGGCGAGTTTCGTGCTGACAGCCATCAGGCGGACACTCTAGGAACTGTCGCGACTGCGGCGTTGTAGGTCAGCGCTTCGGTGCGGCGAACTTCTGAAGGCGGTCGACGACGCGCAGGAGTTCGCGTTCTTCGTCAGGTCCGCGAGCGACGACGCGCTGAAGATAAGAGACTGCGATCGCCGCGTCTCGCTTCGTCAAGGTTGATCCTGCCATCGTCGACTCCTATCTCGAACAGTTCGGTGACGTCCTTCACCATCGCCTTCGGGACATGAAGGACGCTGTCCACTTGCCTGTCCTCAGAGATCGACTGTGCGATCGAAACATGACCGGGTTTCTTGCCTGACTTCTTGTCGAGCGCGATACCGATGGTGACGATCTCGTAAGGTTCGGTGTCGTGGGGACCGGTCAGGGTAGTCCATCCGTTGACGTCGGCGTGCGCGTCATGCCATCTGACCGCGACGACTTTCACGACTCGTCATCCTCAAGGAACCCGAGACGGCGAGCGAGTTCTTCGAGCGCCTCGTTGTCGGGGATGCGTTCGGTGATGAGACGGTCGAGGTGACCGTTCGCGGCACCTGCGATCTCCCAACCCATGAGCGCGGCGACGTCAGGGTCGAGCACGAAAGACAGGACGTCATGGTCGCCGTCGTCGTCGGTCGTGACGAACCGGAGGTAGCAGGCGTTCCCGACGCCGTCCTCGGTGACGACAGTCATCATGTCGACGGCGTATGCCTGAACCGGGATCGCTTCTTGAAGGTCGACCCAGCGATCAGTCATCCGGCGGAGAGTAGTCGACACCTCTCCAACGGGCATGTCCCTCTCGGATCGGGACGAGTTCGAGATGAAAGTCGCCGTCACCCGGCATGTAGTCGACGACCGCGATGCCTTGTTGCCAGTCCTCATGTCTCACGATCGGACGTCCGTCGAGATCGGTGCCGCCCTTCACGGACGGGACTGCGCCGTCGATACGCGCGAGACACCCCGGGGAGGCGGCGAGGATGGTGCGCGGCCCGTCGTGATCCTCGCGAGTCATCTCGGCCCACTCGCGTCGGTGAATGTGACCGTAGAGGACACTGACCTTCTCCCGGGCGAGGTACTTCGAGGCTGTCGACCCGGACGAGTTGACCTTGTCGCCGTGAATGACACGGAGCCGGTCGTTGACCCAGAACATCGCCGCCGGGTAACCCGGAAGGTATTCGATCAGATACTCGTCGAACCGGCAGAGGTGCGGCACCGACAGGACCGGCCACGACTCCGGGGTGTTCCCGCGACGCAGACCGAACGCGGCGGCGGCGTTCGTCGCGATCGACCGCGGCAGACGTTCCTCATGGTTGCCTGCGACCCAGACGATGCGACAGTCAGGTCCGACTGCGTCACGCAGACGCGCCGCGAACACGGTCGCCCAGTCGATCGTCGCCTGCGTCGTCCGCTGGTACGGCGCGGTCGTGAGGTACTTGCCGAACTCCGGGAGATCAAGGTTGTCGCCTACGAGAACGACGACGTCGGGTTGCGCGTCGCGCGTGATCGCGAGCGCGGTTTCGATCGCCGTCTCGTCGTGCGTCGCTTCGAGGGTGTCATCGGCGAGACGGAAGTATCCGGCTTGAATGTCAGGAAGCACGACTGCCGTCGACCATGCCGACTTCTTGTCGGCGCGCGGCTTGCGGGTCGGGAGTTTGACTGACGGTCCTTGCTGGATGACCGGCCATTCGGGTCCGGTCTCCCACTTCGGTGACAGTTGAACGGCGGTGAGGTCGTGAATCTCTGCTTCGCCGTCCTCGTTCTTCGTGAGCGACTGATACAGCGAGACACGCTTGACCTGTCCGATCTCGTCGAGGTCGATGCCGTTCCGTTCAAGCAAGTCGGCGATCTTGCCGAGTGCTTCGCGTCGCACCGAAGGCGCTTTGACTGCCTCGTCGACGATGCGGTCGGCAAGCGTCATTCTTCGACCTCGACAGGTTTCGGCAGACATGCGATCGAGCAGACAAGTTGACCGTCTGGCGCACTCACGATCATTCCGCGACGGATGTTTCGACCGCAAGAACAAGTGAACCGTGCGCCGTACGACCCGACGAACATGACGCGCGGCGGGCCTGCGGGTTGTGTCACCTTTGGCATCCACACCTCCCGTAGACATGCGTCTGGACGGTGTACGCGGTCATCTTGTGACCTTCGGCGTCAAGCGCACGATGAATCGCTGTCGCCGTGATGCCGTGTCGTGCCTGCGGATGAACACCGTTCTCGTGCGCCTCCCTGACACTCTCGATCGCGTTCTGAAGTGCGCGCGCGTCCTCGTCGGCGAGCGTGTCGAGCAACCGCCCGATGACACATCCGCGCGGTGTCGCAGTCATCTCCCCAGCAAGGCGAGTCGCTAGTCCCATTCCTGTCCTCCCGTCTGAGTGTTCGCAGTCGTCAACTTACCACGTTGGTCTGCGCCTGTCGTGGATGTTTCTAGTTTCAGAAACTTTCTGACTTTCCGGTTGACGACACCCGGTACGAGACCTCATACTTGTGTTCGTGGGAGATACAACGAACCGGAAGGAGAATCCCATGACGACAGGGTACCGCGAGTTTCAGATCAAGGTTCGGTGCGGCGGACGCACCTACACCGAGTCGGTGTTCACCATCGACGTCGAGCACGCTTGGGGACATCAGGCACAACTCGAAGCGCAGTACGAGCGTGACTACGGGTACAGCGCTCGCATCACTCAGGTTCGGGAGGTGAAGTGATGAGCGCCCCGATCAGCAAGGCGATGATCGTCATTCTGCCCGACACGGAACTCGGCTGGAGCGCTCGAATCTTCGACGACAGCCGCGCACCCGGCGAACGGCTTGTCGGCGAGAAGATTGCCTTCACCTCGGACGCCGCCGCGATCGAGTACGCCGCGACGCTCGGATACGAGGCGACGAGCGGCAAATATCAAGTCGGCGAGTACGACGCCGGATACGGCGCGATCGACCTCGTGACCGCAACCGTTGCGTCGAACTTCCCGGCGACGGATGGGCCGTACGAAGGTCTCACTCGTTGCGACTGCGGCTCAAAGTATTGGGACGACGATCGGTGTCACTCCTGCGGTGACCGTTACCGCTCGCACCTGTACGACGACTTCACGAACCGGAAGGAGGATCGGTGATGAGTCAGAAACGTCTACCCGAGTGGAGGTATGTCGTCCGTCGGACGGTCGTCTCCGCGATCCTCGTCGGCCTCGCCGGTCTCGCGATCGTCGCCCTGCTCAACTGGGTCGGCGTGGATGCCTGCGCTGAGGACTTCGGATGTCTGCCGGTGACGCGATGAGCAAGCACAACCGACCGCCGATGGCGGAACTACGCCGCACCCTGCGACGCCTAGAAGACGGGAAGCACCTCATCGACCATGACGAGTTCGGCCACTCGGCGGAAGAACTGAACGCGATCGTCCTCGCGTTGTCGTGGGTGACCGGCGACTTCGGTCGGTACGCGAAGCCGATGATCGTCCACGACGCGCTCGAAGCGATCAAGTACGAGGAGGAGAACTAATGGCTTGGCATGGATGTGCTCATTGCTGGACTCGGGGAGTCAACCTCGAAGGTCGACTCTGCGAGCGGTGCCGTGAGGCGTGGGGCGTGACATCGAACGAGACCTGTAACTGTCGCAAGTGCTACCACCTTCGCGCCGAGAGGCGGAGCATCTGGTACCGGTTCGAGAACGCGCCAGAGGAGTCACCCGACTGGCAGGGATTCCAAGACTCTCCCGGCGGTCCTCCGGTGTGGCCGAAGTACGGGCTGATCTACGTCGGCGACAAGCATCCGAGGAAAGGGAAGGAGTACGACTGATGGCGCGAAGGACAAAGATCAGCGGCATCCCCTGCCCTGTCTGTGACGCGAACGTCGGCGACTGGTGCTACGACTACGGGTCGCTTCACCATCCGGGCCGCACCTCGCTAGCGCTGGTGCTGGACACGCACCCGGCAGACGTCGACCCGGTGAACATGATCCGTGAAGCGTCAGGCATCCCTGATGCGCCGTTCTGGGAGTGCGTCAAGGCGATTGAGCGTCGACATCCCGGCGGTGTCCGCCGCTGGCTCGGCGCTGTCGGTCTCGTACATGACTTTCGCGCCCCGTTTGGTGGCACCGTAGGCTTACCCGTATGGTTCCCGATGACGCCGATCGAGGAGGCGAACTGATGCGCGTCGGATGGCGACGTCACGCGGCGTGCGCCGGTCAAGCGGTCGGACGATTTTTTCCCGACGACCCGAACGACTACCGTCATGTCGTCCGGTTGTGCGACCGATGCTCTGTCAAGCGCGCTTGCCTCGAAGAAGCGTTGCTCGTCCCATCGAACGTCGACCGGTACGGCGTGTTCGGCGGTCTAACACCGCCACAACGTCGTCGCTTGCGCGAAGAACGAGCGACCCCCGTCGAGATACCTCTCCGATGGAACAACCAGTCAGAACGCTATGAAAGGGTGACACCGTGACCGAACCGACATTGTTCGACCAGCCCCAGTTCCCGATCTTGCCGTACGGTGGAACATCGGGACATTCGGGGTCCGACACATCCGAGGAAAGAGCACGCCGCGACGACAAGGACGGCACGACCGCCTACCGTCAGTCAGCGACGCTGGACTACCTGCGGCGGCAGAGCGTGTACGGGTCAACGTGGAAAGACCTCGCGTCGCATTACAACTGGCATCACGGTCAAGCGTCAGGCGTGCTGTCCACGCTCCACAAGAGCGGCATGATCGCCCGGCTGTTCGAGCGGCGCGACCGGTGCGCGATCTACGTCCTCGTCGAGTGCGTTGACGGCAGGGAAGTGGACGCCTACCGGAAGAACATCACCCGGACTGAGATGCGGGAACACCTCGCGACGATCGAGGAGATGTTGGATGAGGGTCGCTACTGGGAGGCATCCGAGTTCATCGGTGCGCTCCGGAACGAGTTGTATTAGACGGTCGCCTCGACAGGCAGGTCGGCCTCGACACGACGCGCCGTGCCGCCGATCGAGTAGCCGCGCAACTCGCCCGCCTTCACCAAGTCCCACGCCCACTCCTCCCATACGACACCAAGGAACGGTGTGTCAGCCGGGAACGTGAACTTCGACACGCCTTGGTTCGGGACAGTCAGTTCTGCTTCGAGCGGGAACGGGAGCGTCATCATCTCAACCATCTCGCCCGCCGCTTTGTCAGAGTGTTGGAGGTAGATAGTGCGGTCGCCTTTGCGAACCCAGTCCCACATTGCTCGCTGAAGTGTTGCCGCGTCGGTGAACTCGCCGTGGGCGTCCTCACGGAACGGGACGTAGGCGGGGCCGAGTGTGTACCGATACTCTGCCGCCTTTGACACGATGCCGCCGTCGAGTCGTGACAGCATCGCCAACTTGTCATCGTTCGACAGCGCGTACGGTTCGGCGATCTCGAACACGACCTCGATCTCGTCCGAGATCAAGTCGTGGACAGTCTTGATCGCTTCGGTGACGACAGGGACGCGATGCGCGAGGTCGTGCTGTTCGACGAGTTGGTCGATCGTCGACTTCGCGATCATCGCCTCTGAGAATGACTCGATCTGGGCGAGACGGTTCGCGGCATCGTCTCGTGAAAGGTAGCACCCGAACGCGCGACCAGTCTCGGAGTAGACGCAGAACTGGCCGTCCTCCGCACGGATCTCGCGGCGAACCCGACGACGAGCGCCG